ATCAGCAGCATCTGAACGTAAGAAGCTAGAAGCTTCTATACCATCTACTGTATCAGCATCGATACCATTACCACTCCCTTCGTTTGCAGTTGTCAGCACATTGTTTCCACCTAAGGTAAGTGTGCTAGAAAAAGTACCTGTTGGGGCTTCAAAAGCGCCTGCAACTAAAGTTCCTTCGTTGTAACTTGCATGACTTGTGTTTATAGCGCCTGCAGGAGTAGGATCATATTCTTCAACCAGTTTCCATTTTTGATCTGTTACATCAAAGAATAAACCTACATGTGTATAGCCTACACCAGAACCTCCTGTATTTCTATTTGAAAAGAAGCCGGTGTCAACATTTGTTGGTGCTGCTGTACCTGTCCACTTGTCGTTAAGTGTGTGGCCAGTAGTTGCACCAAATTCAACATAGATATTATCAGCTGAATGAATAAGTTGTTTGTCGCCGGTTATAGCAGTTCCGGTGCTAATTGTGGTTGAAAAATCGTCTAAACTTACAGCAAAGGTATCAGGTGTGCCTACACTGTCAATTTTTACATAGTAAGTAGTACTACTTGTACCTGTAAAGTGCCCTGAGAAGAAAGCATCATCTAAGCCTGAACCTGAAAAAGTAGTGCCAGCTTCGCCTATAGAGTCACCTTCGTTTGCTCTGTAAAAAGGAGCACCAGCTGTTACATCGCTTGTACTTACACTGGTTTGGCTTCCAAGTACGGTTAAATCTCCATCTACTTGTAGGTCAGTACCGATATGTGCAGAAGTTCTAACACGGAAACTATTTACCGAGTGATTCTGTTGATTTACAAGCAATATTCCATCTGTTGGGTCACTTTTAACAACCCATCCTAAACACATGGGATAGTTAGGATAAACTGGTGATGCGTTTTGAACAGCTCCGGGAGTAAGCCCTACAAAGAAGTTTGTCCCTGCAGATAGTCCTGAGGTGTCAACATCAAACAATTGTCCTGCAATTAAGCAGTAACCATAACTGTTGTTTGCTATGTCACCTGCTGCAATTCCTTGAGCATTGTATGCGTTTACGTCTGTAGCATCTGCAAGACCTACTGTAGGTACTGCTGGCTTTGAACCGCTGGTGTAATTACCACTGAAATATAAAGGTTGGCCTTTTAGAATTGTAGATCCAGTGTCATTATAAACTCGTTGGTGTTCCTCTAAGCCTATTTCATGGACAACATTAGGGTCATCACTCCAATAGTTTATTGTAGCATGTTGTTTGTCATACCACATGCGACCCTCTTGGTACTCAGCGTGTCTATTATAATGGTTATTATTGAAGTCTACATGTGAACCAACATTTACATCGTTGTCAACTGTCAAACTGTTTTGCATAGTGACATCTGCACTGAAGTTGGCTGGCGGTGTAACAGTGATAGCACTACTGTCAGTTGTATCTATAATAGGTGTAAACAAAGAAGTTGTAACAGTAAGTTCATTTCCGATTGTTACATCGCTTGGTAATCCAATTGTAATTGATTGATTACTTGCAGAAGTTTCTATTTCGTTTGATGTACCACTTATTGTTAAACTTTGACTTGCTAAAGCGACTGTACCTGTGCCACTGTCTCCTGCTGTTCCTAAGTCTGTGCTTATACTTGCTGTGGAAACTGCTGTAACTAATCCTTTAGCGTTAACAGTCACAACAGGAATTGCAGTAGCACTTCCAAAGCTTCCTACATTAGAATTTACTGTTGCTAGAGTAGCAGTAAGTGTGCCACTGGCAAGATCTGTAAGTGTAACAGACCCGCTTGCATCACCATTAAGAGTAATCACCGGATCCGGCTTATTGGTTGTATTAGTCCAATCTAAATAATAGCTGCCTTCTTGCCCGTCGAGAATATCAGCATCTAAACCAGAACTCGCACCGTCTACAGTTTTAATTGCAGTTAAAATTTCAGCAGCAGATTGATCTGCTGTTGCACCTGTTTCAATGCCATCTAGTTTAGTTCCGTCTGTTGCAACATCACGACCATCTACTGTTCCTGATACGGCTATGTTTCCCGTGATGCTTACGCCAGTTGCAGTAGTGGCAAATTTAGCACTGTTGTCAAAGTAAATAGTCTGACCTGCACCTGAATTTGTTTGTATACTTGTTTTTGTTCCGGCAGCATTTTGGAAATAGGTTGTTCCGCTACGTAAAAACAAGCTTCCTGTACCAACATCATCTATGTAACTGTTTGAACCGTCATGGTAAATTTCAAGATCATTTCCTGTACCGAACAGTGCTTTTTCGTTATCGCCAAGACTTAGAGTGTTTGCTGTTATAGTACCGTTTACGTCTAACAGTGTGTCAGGTGCAGTTGTCCCAATACCTACTCTTCCGTTTTCTCTAATTGTGAAAATAGGAGTGCTAGAGTCTTTTATTACTTGAAACTTACTGTCTGTGTGATTGTTATCGCTGTCTATATTAAAAATAAGATCTTGCGTTGATCTAACATCAGCTTCTGCTTTAACAAAAACATCGCCATCAGTATCTCTGACTAGTTCGTCATTGATAAACTGCTTTTTTGTTTTGTTATCCCATTTCCAGCCGCGAGTTCTTCTAGCCATTTTCAATCCTTATTGCGATACTTCTATTGTATTTACTACTGCTGTCCAGCGTATTGTTTTACCATTTTCACCTGTACAGAATATACCTACGCCGTTGGCAAATGCTCTAGCATCTACTTGCCAGTCTGCATCGTCAGTAGCAACAATAATTTCGTATATGTCTCCAACATCATTAATTACACCACTATGATTGTCTACAACAGCTTTGAGATGCCAGCCTCCGCTTTCGTCAGCTGCATCTGTTCTTCTTGCTACAATATCAATTGAGTAAGATATTGTCGTATTTAACGGAACAGGAATTCTGCTGCTAGCAGTGCCTCCTACAAATATTTCGGTTTCTGTACTGTTAGTGGTTGTGCCATATAATATGTATTCTTTTTTGCGGTAATGAGTATCTCCGTGTGTAATTACAGAGTCTGCATTGTTTACATCAACATGACCGCTAACAGTAAGATTTTGTGTAACATTTATATCACTTGTTACAGCAAGATCATTTTCAATAGTGACATCTGTACTAAATGTAGCAGGAGGCGTGATAGTGATTGCACTGCTATCAGTTGTATCAATAAAAGGTGTATATAAAACGTTACTAACAGTAAGTGCATCTTGAATTGTTACACTGGTAGGCAAGCCAACAGTAACCGCAGCAGTCTCAGAACCAGAACCACTTACAATTACTTCGTTAGCAGTGCCAGAAACTGAAGCTACGTAATTACCTGTTGTATCTGTTCCTAGTGCTACGGAATTAGCTTCAATGGTTGCTGTAAGTGTGCCACTAGCTAGATCAGTAAGTGTCACTGATCCTGACAAGTCTCCGCCTAGTGTAATTGTTGGATCTGGAAGATTAGAAAAGTTGCTGAAATCAAGATAGTAACTGCCTTCTTGACCGTCTAGTAAATCAGCATCCAAACCAGAACTAGCACCATCTACAGTTTTAATTGCAGTTAGTATTTCTGCTGCTGTTTGATCTGCTGTTGCACCTGTTTCAATGCCATCTAACTTCGTGCCGTCTGTTGCTACGTCTCTGCCATCTACAGTACCTGACACTTGAATATCGCCGGTTACAGTTATACCAGTAGCTTCGGTAACAACTTTTGTTGCATCAGAATATTTTAAAAAAACAGCTTCGTCATTTTCTTCTAGCTGAGAAGCAACAACAAAATTAGTACCGTTGTATTTTAAAATACTGTTGCTGTTGATACTTGGAATGGCAACATCATTTAGATCACCCAAGCGTAGGTCTAAGACAACACTGTTTCTTATGTGCACAAAATCATCTGCTGTTAAATCAGCACCTAGTACTAATGAAGTACCGCTTATGGTATAATCATCTACAGCCTTTTGTTTTGCACCATTAAGCCAAACTTCTATTTCATCGTACCTATAAGCTTTGTTCATAGTAACAGTATCTGATCCAGCTATCACTGAGGGGAATTCATTTATATAAGAATTGTTTACAGCTATGTTTTTATATACGTGTATTTCTACAAGATCATTTGTAACAAGTGGACTATCGAATGCAAGAGTAGTTCCGTTTACTGAAAAGTCTTCTACTTCTTTTAATCTGATACCATTTAGATAGACTGCAATTTCATCTAATCTATAGGCTGCACTCATTTGGACATTTGTGCTGGCATTGGTTACAACAGGATATTCAATAGCATAAGCTTTAGCAAGACCTGACTTTGTATCTACTACCGTAACAAGATCTGCAGCGTCTAATGTTTCACCAAATGTTATTGTTGTGCCGCTCAGCGTGTAGTCGCTGTTGATACGCATAAGTGCACCGTTTAAATATACGTATAAAATTTCATTTGCTGCAAGTGCTGCACTAATTGTTACATCAGCTGAGCCGCCTGTTACAGTTGGATATTCAATATTGTAATCATTTAGAGTTACGCCAAGTCTATCAAGATCTGCCAAAACATCTGCAAGGGTGCTACTCGTACTGTTTATAAATGCAGACGTATCAATTGCCACAGTATCTTCATCTACTGTGATAATTCCGTTACCGTCAATAGATACTCCTGCACCAGTGGTGGCTTCTTTGTATTTTGAACCGTTAAAGAATATAAGGGTATTAGTAGTTTGTCCTGCTACATCTGTATCGTCAAGATCTACAAAGCTGGTAGTTGTACTGATACCTGTTAAGTTAGAACCATCTCCATAGAATGCACCTGCGTAAATATCGTTGCCTGTAGCATTGCCACGTGACGTAACAGAGTCTAGTGTGCTAGTGCTTGAAAAAGTAACAATGTTATGCACAGAGTCACTGCTAGTTACAACACTCATGTCATCGCCGTCTGTCAGCCTAAGTGTGGAATTTAATCTAACGTCGATTGTTGAACTAGTATCGTCTGATATAGTAAAGCCATCGTTGTAACCAATAATGTCGCCTGTTACTTCTAGATCGCCTATAACTACCGTGCGGTCAGATGCAGTTGCAGGTTGAAGTTCTAGATTTGCCACAGTGCTGGTTATATTAACATTACCGATATTATAATTGTCCGCTACAGTGAGAAAATCTGTTTCAATTCTACTTGAATGAATAGTACCGTTTACATCTAAAGTGTACGCAGGCGAAGATTGTTTTACGCCTATTCTGTTGTTTGTTACGTCAATATAAAGTAGATCGGTTTCAACTGCAAGGTCAATACCGTTTCTCTCAAGATTAGCTTTAAGTAACGGTCCTGATATACGACCTACAGCCATGCACTCTCTCCACGGGGATCCTGTCCCTCCAACCACCTTGCATTGCGGGTTGACCACAGTTTGTAATAGTATTTATGCACAAGGCGGTATTGATAAATACTGATATAAGAAGGCAGTAGAGGTTATCATGCGAGCACGAGAGTTTACAATTAACATACCCATAAACATAAAAATTAATGGGGACGGTGAGCCTGAAATTGATATGGGCAATAGTGACACTGATCATGATGAACTTGACCAGAATCCTGTGTTTACTCCGCCTTTGCAACAAAATACAGAACTTGCAAAAGCCGCAAACGGAAAACGCAGCGGAGTGATTGATAAATTGCTAGCAGATCAATCAGACCATGGTTACGAAGAAGCTGAACAAGAAGTAGGCGATCCGAGAAGTCAGCAGTGAGGTAACTGCGGTGTCAGACTTTACACAAGATATATTTTCAAGTAGACGTAATGTAGGGGACGGTAACACTCGCATTGGCCAAAAAGGCAGGATATGGTATGATTCTATTACAAACACTATTAGGATATCAGATGGCGTAACACCAGGAGGAACAACTATAGCAAGTTTCTCCGGTGCATCTTCACGTACAAAAGAATATCCAACTGTCACAGATGGCCAAGCTACAGTAGAACTTGGGGGGGCTGCTTATGATATTGATTCAATAGATGTATATCTTAATGGAGTGCTTCTAAGAGAAAATAGTGATTTTTCTTTATCAGGTACTACTCTCACATTCGCAAGTGACCTTGAGACAGGCGATTTAGTAACTGTTGTATCTCATGGTTAGAACATCAAAGTAATATTGCTGCAAAAAAATCTTTCTAATTGTCGACCAATAAGATGTCAAACGTACAAGTATATCTACCGTTGTTAGACAGCGTGTGCATTCGAGCATCAATGTCTGTCTTTTCAGGGAATGATTGCGGAATAGGATATTCTAACTGATAAGGACTACCGCTTCCAACTACTTCAGCAATGTGTTTTACTTGAAAACTGCCTGCGCCACTTGCACGAGCATACAGTTTAAAGCTGCCTGAAGCAGATGCTTGCGCTGTGACATCAAGACGCATTAAGTAACCTGTTTTGCCTGCAGGTATGGTATAGATACTCATCAGTGTCTGGCCTATATTCTCTAGTATCTTTGCCACTGTGGTGCCGCCTGACTTGATCAGTATGCGTTTTGTGTTTGGATCAAAGCCGCTAGCAGCAGTAAATCTTGCTCTGTAAATTCTCTTGTAGTTGTTTGTTGTAGTAGCACTTGAACCTGAAATAGTTACAGTTTCAGTTTGAATGTTAAAGTTGCTGTCCAGTCCTTGTATTTCTACTGAATCGCCGTTGAGGTCTGTGCTAGAGTTATTCTCGTTGTTTGGCTCAACAACACTCACAGTAAGCACACTGTTCGAGTCAATAGTGCTCCAAGGATAGACAGTATCGTTCTCATCCCAAATAGTGCCATTAGTGTTTTGGCTCATAGCAGGCACAGCACCAAACTTGTGTATTTCGCCAAATCCAGCAGGCAAGTTAATACTGTTGTACAGGTCGCCGCCAACAGTTCTAATTACAGGCTGCCCAACAGCATTATAATCCATAGCCTTGTGGATATTGACTTGATTAGGTTCATTTGAATGTGTATAACTAGTGCTGTTTGGTATGTGGTTAGGCATTAAGTCCAGGGTCTCCCTGCATCAAGAGTTCCGGTATTCTCGTCATCATCAGGATTATAAGCATTTGCTTCGTAAGGATTAGGAAGTCTTGTTTTGTTCCATGTGTTTGCTGCTCTATAATATGCTGCGTTTGTATCTGCTGCTGCTAAACCTTTACGTTTAGCACTAGCAATTGCACCTCTATATTCTTGACGGACTTCTTTATTGCCAGATTGATCAGCAACACAAATTACTAGATCTCCTTCAGCAATACCAGCTGCTGTAAGGGTATCACTGCCGTTATTTGTTTGATTGATCGAAGGATCACTATCAGCTCTGACATCACCGTACATTGCAGTAGTTACAGGTGAACCTTCTACAGCCTGTGCTAGTGCAGTGAGGCCATTCATTGTTGTTGATCCCATAGTGACAGTAAGATCAAACACTACGCCTGTGAGTCCTTTGCACTTAATTGTTGCCATTATTCGTAGCCCCTTGGATCTTTTACCCTAATATCTGCAGGGTGTTTCGGTCCATTTACTCCACCGCCTGCATGTGTTGTAACACTAGCTACAGGTTCTATAATTTCATTTGGTGAATTATCGTAACCGCGATTAGGATCGTTTAACATTGAAAAAATCTGTTTAAAACGGCCCTCGGGCGGTTGCTCGCAAGGAGACACAGGAACAATCTCAACTTGCTCCTGTTCTTCGTGTGCTTCTAATTTATCTAAAAGGTCTAGTACTGATCGTACAAGGTCTTTAGCTCTCATTGCATACTCCTGTATGCAATATTTAGCCCTTTTTAGCGATCAGGATGAGGAACTAATTCGTAATCGCCGTTGGATTTTTCTCTATACTTTAAAAAACCATTTGCAATAAGGTTTGCTACAGTGTTTTCTGTAGCTTGATTTTTACCATCCAGCTTACCTAAAAAATAAGCCAAGGCGCTTACACCAACAAAAATTGCAATATGAGTTAGGGTCATTGTGTTTTCCTAAACGTTGTTCTAACTGTATTTACTTTAACACAATACAAAATTATGTCAAGAAAAATTCAATAAATACCAGTGCTACAACGGAGGATTTTACAATGTCATTAAAAAAAATTGCCTTAGAGTTGGAGCTTGGACAAGAAATACTAGTTGGTAAAAACAACGAACGTGCTAAAATCACAAAAATAGAATTTCACGAGAAAACAGGAGTTGTGTCACTAAACACAACTCGTGGTCCAAGATCTGCACTTACTTTCAAACTTTCTCCACAAAAGTATTACGAGAATGTAGCAGACAAGTATCGCTGATAAATAACAGTATGAAAATTGTCGATATTACAATTCACGAAGACGATATTGAAGAATGGAAAGCAAGTAAAGATACTTGCAAGAAAACCACTCCTATAGGTGCTAGTGCTGAAGCAAGTTGTAAAGCACAGGGTCTTCGTGCTAGAGATACTAAAAAAACACAGAAAATAGGCAGGCGCAGGGTTAAGCTAGGTGGCACTAGAAGGAAAAGCACTACATATGGCGGACCTGTAAAAGATTACGGTTCAAGAGATAGATTACCAGGTGGTCGCGGAAGACTTAGATAATGAGAAGTAAAGAATTTGTATTCGAGTCTGATCTTAAACTGCTTTATCACTCTATGACTTATGAAAAGGCTGTAAGATTACTGATCAATAACGGTCTTGAAGTAAATGTAGAAGATGCAATTCCTGTTGCAAAAGATAGTTTTATAAGTTTTAGTAGATCACCTAGCAATCAATATGTTACTGAATTCTTAGACAGAGCAGTTACTTTTGAAATTAATCAAGAAAAATTAGAACAAGCACTGCAAACTAGACAAGGTAAGTCACCAGGTAGGTCCTATAAATTAGGGCCATTTACACTAGGACAAGTTTTCGACGATGAATTAGAAACTAGGTTAGACCTAGAAGGCAAACAACCTGTTATTGGTCTTAAAAAATTTGTTAGAGCAGTTCATGTATGGCCAACAGAAGCAATACAAACTGTTGCAAAATACGACGAAACAGGATATATACCTGACAGGTACAAAGACGGCACTGAACTTACAAAACAGAATTATGTAAAATACATAGATGTTGTAAGGAAACATTCACAGCCTGATTTAGAATTATTAGATCAAGTGTTAGAAATGGCAGAGAAAAGAGGCATAAGAACTCATGTGTACTTGAATAGAAAAGACTTCTTAGGAAAACGTATTCATAAAAGTCTAAGACCAAACGGTAGAACTCTAAGGCAAATTTTTAAAGCAGCATTAGCAATTGTAACAAGAGGTAGAATAAGATGAGATTCAGTGAAATTATAACCGAGGACTGGTGGAATCCTTTTACCTGGGGTAAAAAAGATACTTATCCGCAAGACGCAAGAGACGAAATGGATGCAGCAGTAGCATCTTCTACAGCAAGAGCAGCGCAAAGTTCCGGACGTGGCGACGGCGATGCCGAAGTAGCAAGGCGTAACGCACCTCCAATGCCCAAGCAACGACCAGACGTTGTAACAGCAGCTATTGCTAGAGCTGCTAAAGAGTTAGGTATAGCACCTAGCGCTCTGCGTGCTATTGTAAAAACGGAGTCTAACTTTGATTCAACCGCAGTGTCGCCAAGCGGGAATCACTACGGCGCTACACAAATACACAAGAATCACTTTCCAATGGGAGGTATGACTGCTGATGAATTTAGAGCAGCACCACTAGATGAGCAAATAGCAGTATATCCTCAGTGGGCAAAAAGCTATCGTATGCTAGAGAAGTTTCCTAACATAGGAACATATCAGCCGGCAGTACAAGCAGCTATAATGCAGGCATTTCAGTTTTCTCCAAACGGTTCTAAATGGCAGAAAGCATTTCACAATCAAAACTATGACGTGCCTGTTACAAAGAGTCAGCAAGCAGGTAAGCTAGGCACAACTAGTATACGTGATATGTACACTTATTTTGTAGGATTGGGGTTGTAGATTTCTTTAACCTAGTATATTATAAAAGCATTAACAATTTCTATTTAGGAAGCATGACAAATGCCTGACGTTCTAGTGTTAAATGCCGATGCAAGACCGCTGTCATATCTACCGTTGAGTTTGGTAGAATGGAAAGAAGCTATCACATATATGTGTTTAGATAAGTGCGCAGTTTTAGAATGGTATGATGACTGGATTGTAAGTTCCCCAAGTTGGGAAACTCGTGTGCCTGCTGTGATCATGTTAAAAGATATGTATAAGCGAAAAACACATCCTAGATTTTCAAAAAACAATGTG